TGTGGCAAGCTGTAGATGAAGTTGATAACATCTTTATAAACAATGTTAGCTGCACCAACAGTATTACCATTAGTTGTTAATTGGTCATAAGTAGCGATGCTATGCAAGCCACTAGAAGAACCAGTACCAGAAGTACCAAAAGCTGCTGTAGAGATTGTGCCACCAGCATAAGATGAATTAGCACCAGCATATTGATTTAGACCACGCAAACCATTTGTTCCACCATAAGTATTAGGTGAATCAGTTTGATCTGAGTTCAAAATCATAGATTGGGCTTCAACTTGGCTAAATTCAGCCAGCATATCGCTAACAACATTGCTTTCCAAACCATCAATATCATCCAAAGCGGCTGTACGGATTGGGAACTGTACATTCAAGTCTTGCAAAGTTAATTGCCAGATATTTGTGTTTTCAGTTGTAGGAGAGCCGTTGTTTTGAATTGAATAGCCCCAAGTAGCACCAGCATTACCAACTTTTGCTCTGAATTGATAAGTAGCACCATCAGTAGCAACAGCACGAGCAACACCACGCATAGGATTTAGCAAGCGCAATGGAACGAATACTGGGTCATAGGCAGTACGACCACCAATACCAGCACCAGAGCCAGTTAATGCAGATGCTTCTTTGAAATATGCATCATATTGACCAGCATCTTCAAACATTTTGATTTCTTTTTGTACTTTAGCATCGCTATCTACAAAAGATTTCAATTGCTCTTTAACCATGCGATTAACTTCAGCACCAATAGACTTGTAAGTCTTAATTGCTGGAGTTGCACCCATTTGACTAACTTTAGCTTCCAAAGCAGCAACTTTTTCTTCAAAAGATACAACTGCTTCTTCAACTTTTTTTACTGCTTCAGCTTTGCCTTCTTCAATCTTAGCAACTGTATTTGCTTCGATTTCATCTAGCTTTGCAATGATTTGCTCAGACATGATATTTCCTTTATTTAATGCGATTAGATAATGCTTTCAACAAATCTCTTTCCTCTAAGGCTTTGAGAATTGTATCGGCTTCATTTACCACCGCTTCAGGCTCACCCTGTTGTGGGGTATCTTTAATATCTTCCTTAACAACATCACGCTGTTCAAGAATTTTCTTAAAGACAGAAGATGCGGTGGTCGCACCCTTCTTGGAAAGACCAGCATCACGCAAGGCTTCCTCAACTATGCGAGGATTTAAATGCCCTTGGGCATCAAAACACTCTAATTTCATTACTTCTGCTTGTGGGTTGTTAGGATACATAACAACTGAGATTTCACGCAATCCACCTTTGGTAATCTGAAAATATCCTTCATCTGCACAATCAGGATCGCATGGATTACCATCAGCATCTACCATTACAGCTTCATCTGCATAAGCACCAACAGAAACTCCACCAAATAAATTAGGAGATTCTTTTAAAACTTGATAAACATCTGAACCAGCAGATGTATTCATAAATAATCGACCTTTAGCAGTCATTCCTGATTCGTCAAAATTAATTTCATCCCATTGACCTACAGGCATCCCCATATCATTGTGATTTAAAAACATAGGCATAGGTTTGCCAGCTTTGGCAAATTCATCAGCCCATTGTGCAAAACCTTCTGGCTGATAGTTAAACTTTCGACCATCAGCACCTTCTCTAGCACCCCAAGTAGTTGCTCTAGCTTCAATCTTCCCGCTTGGCTGTGCGCTTTCTGAGGATTGGTTTAGGCTTAGTTTTGCTTCGCAAAGGAAATTTAGGCTCTGATTCATTGATAATCCCATTTTTAATAGATTGATTATTATCTTGTATTTTAGGGGATTTTACTAATTTTGTTGGTAGTTTAACATTATTTTTATGTAACTGATAACCAAAAATTTTAAGTATCTTATTAATTGTATCCATTTTATTTACCTATATTCATTTTTTTTGTTTGATTACCACCACCCCCACCAGTATCTTGTGGAGAGCTACCGGGTAATGCTTGTACTTTTGCTACTTTACTTCCTGTTGGAACATTTGTAGATTGTATTGCACTTGGATTTGTAGAAAGTAATTCATCTGCCCCATCCATTTTAGGCATATTCATATATTCTCTAGCTTCATTAGGGGTCATAATGCCACCAGCAACACCAGCATTAACAAAATTCATTTGATCTAATGGAGAACCTTTTAAAAAGTCTTTTGTATCAAATCGAATACAAAGATTAGGATAACCCTTTAATAAATGGCGATTCATCCCTTGCTCAATATTAATTACCATTGGATACATAGTAGTTTTATAGAATTCATCTAATAATGTCTGTGTATTATTAAATTTACCTACATCTAAACCAAGCATTTGAGGTGGCACACCAAATAAAGCACAAATTCGCTTAGTGGTTTGCTCTTTTAGCTTTGCTGCATCAGCATCTTGCAGGGTTAGCATATTAATTGGGTTATAAGTCATGCCTTGATCTAAAAGCATACCTTGACCCGGTTTAGATAAGTCTGTGGATTTGCTTCCTGTCATGCTTGACCATGCTTCTTTAATTCTTGCTGCTACTTCTTTAAATTTGGCATCTGGAATTACAGAAGTTGTACTAAAAATGCCAGAAGGCTTTGCACCATTTTGCATAACATAGTTAGCATAAAGGTCTATATCTTGGTCTAGAGCAACTAATTCAGTAGCTAAAATACCTTTATTAAAACCAGCAGCACCTTGCCATGCAGCTTCTTTAATATGCATTACTTGGTGCGATGCAAGCAATTCATCTTTATTAAAACCATAGCTAGGAGTAGATAGGCGATATGCTGGATAGCGAGTAGGGGTAATCTGACAAGTAATTAGAGTTGCATCAAGGTTATACATTTCTAATGGTGTAGCTACAGAATCTTGTTGATCTTTTCTCCACCATAAAGTGAAAGTTTCCCCTGCAAGGTCTTGCCACATTGACCATTGATACCAAAATTCATACTGGCTTTCAAAGTTATTGGGCATAGTAAGCAAATTAAGCACTTGTTTTGCTTTAGCTTTATCTCTTGTGCCAACTTTATCTGATTCCAAAGCATTTACAAAAGTACCATCATCTGCTCTGTACATTAATCTAATAGGTAATTGTGCTAATGCTCTAGCTTTTACACCTACACACGACATAATGGTGCTATTTCTGCTTAAAACAGACATATCTACTGTTCTACCAGCAGATGTAGCACTAGATGTAGTTACATATAAAAGTTGTTGGGAAACAGTTTGTCTGCCACCAGCACCTTGATAAATAATATTATTACCAAGTTGAGTTTGTCCAAAAAGTGTATTTGATTCAACAGAATCTACTTTTTTACCCTTGAAAACATCCAAAATTCCCATATTATTCCCCAGTTTCCCTACAATTTTATTCTATTTTATATTAAAAAGCTCTGAAACCAAAGCTATCTGAAACAAAAGGATTATCCAAACTGCAATGAGCAGCAATAATCATAGCAATGATGCCATCAACTTTAGCTGATTTATCTGCTTCATTTTTGCGAACTTTGATATTGCCATTGACATCTTCATATACTTCACAATTTCCTAATTGCCATCCTACAAATGGATTGCCATCATGCTTAATTTGTTGATTCATGATTAACTTTTCCACATATTTAGAAGGATTAGATAATACTGCCATGCCCTGACCCACTTTTTTAACTGGTATTCCGGCATCATATAATCTAGCCACAAGGGATGCAGCATTGTAGGCATCATATCCAACTTCTTTGACATTATATTTTTCACACTCCATTTTTATGTAATCAGATATTTCTCTATCATCCATTACATTACCTTCTGTTAATCTTAAAATGCCAGTATTTACTGCAACCCTAAATATATCTTGATAATGCTTTGGTATTAACTCATACCCAGCTTCAGGTAAAAAGAATTTCCAATGGGCTTCATAATCTAATTCGCCAAATCGCTTTAAAGTGCAAACTGCATTTAAATCCCTTGTAGCTGCTAAGTCAAAGCCAATAAAGACTGCTTCTGGTTCACCTCTATCTTGTTTAATAAGACATTCTGCTTTATCCCAATGATTTCTATCTACCCATGCTGTTTGTGCGCTGACATAGATATTAAGGGTTTTACAAAGAAATTCATTTAAAGCGGCTGGCTTTGCTTTAGCTTCTTCTGCTCTTTGCACAATAGCATCTTCAAAAATGCTAATTCCATGCATAGGATTGGCTTTTGCCCAAGTTTTAGGATCTCGCCAATCATCCTGTGGATCTAAGGCATATAGCAAACCAAACCATCTAGGATTATCTGTTGCTTCGCCATTAAGCATAGATTCCAGCATAGACATATCTTCAAAAAACTTAGTATCTTTAGTAAAGCTGGCAGTTGTAATATAGATTCGCAATGGATTTTGCCGGGCAACCATACCTGAATGCAAAACCTCAATTGAGTTTCTATCTATAATTTGTGCAGCTTCATCTACGATTACACAAGATGGATTCTTACCATCCCCGGTCTTTTTTGTATCCCGACTAAGTGCTTTAAACATAGTTTGACTATCTCCAAACTTCCCTATTTGATATTTGCTAACAGTAAATAGGCTTGATATTTCTTTGGGGCTAGATTCTATAAATCCTTTGGCGGCATCAAAAACTATAGATGCTTGCTCTCTATTGGTTGCCAAAGTAAACACCTCTGCACCAGCTTCTCCACAAGCTAATTCATAAAGGGCAAGGATAGCAGTAAGGGTTGATTTGCCAGCTTTTCTAGGAATGTAAAGAATGACATCAGTTACCATCCTTTTGCTATGGTCTTTCTTTGCTCTAAAGCCATAGATGGCACAGATAAAGAAAATTTGGAATGGCTCTAGGACTACATTCTGTCCAGCTTGATGCCCCTTGGTATGCTTCAGCAGGGAAGCAAAGCCTAGTAAATGATTGGGGTAATCTGGGTCAAATTCCCATTCCCATTCTTTATTTTCATATTGATTCAGGAATCGCTGGCAAGCAAGCCTAACATTTCTGCAAACTTCAATCTCACCTTTGGCTACCTGATTAGCATATTGGATGCCATCTAAATAATTCATACATTTATTCTGTTTTTTGCTATTTCAAAAAAATAAGGTTCTTGTTCAATACCTATAAACTTACGACCTAAATTCTTACAAGCTACGCCAGTTGTGCCAGACCCCATGCAATTATCAAGCACCATATCACCTTGATTTGTATAGGTTTTTACAAGGTATTCCATTAATTCAACAGGTTTTTCAGTTGGATGAAAACGATTAGACCTAGTTGCTGGATATTCTAAAATGTTAGTAGGAAAATATTGGTCATTAAATTTATATATTGATTTGATACCTGTTTGTATTGCACTTGACTTTTTTGCACCGCCTTTAATTCTTAATTTTCCTGTTCTCATTTGAGGATTATATGTATAAGTGCCTTTATCAGCAAAAACCAATATATCTTCTGTTATTTTTAAAGGTACATATTTAGCATTTGCAAAAGAACCGCTTTGCTTTTTATTCCATATCCATTTAGTTTTATACCAAGATGGGTTACTCATGGCTAAAGCACAAGTAAACAAATCAGCACAAAAAAGCACTATTGGTTTGTTTGGTTTGATAACCCGCTTATATTGCGCCCAAAGGGGTTCAAAAGGTATTACGCTATCCCATTTACAGGCTGTAGTGCCATAAGGCAAGTCGCAAATAATAGCGTCTATAGACTTATCAGGGATGGTTTTCATTAACTCTAAGCAATCCCCTTGTCTTAAATCAATCAACCTTTTACACCTCTTAAAAATTTGGATACTGCTGAGTTGTCATCAGTATTACCTTCTGTCTTATTTAATCTACCTCTAGGGGTTAGCCCTAATTCATTCATTAATTGTATTACTAACTTTAAGCAGTTGTTTCTAATTGATATGATTGGATTGGGTGCTAGTGTCTTTCCATCATTTGTAGAAATAACTAAATCACTACCTACTAGTTGCATATTGCAAGCTACATACATATCAATCTGATCTGCCAGCATAGCCAAAGTATGCTTATCTTGATCTGAGCCAATGCCATAGACATCATAAAGATAAGTTGCTGTTTCGGCTACAAAGGTTGCTTTATTCCATGATAAGGGATTGGTCATCCACTCTGCTTCAGGGATTCTCTTTTTAACTGATTCAGGCAAAAGAATAGCTGTGTGCTCTGGCTTTGTGCCATGTACGAGGTGTAGTTCTGTTGGTATTTTATTCATAAGTGTATGTTATATGCAACACCCCCCTTTTGGCAACCCCTTTTTTGCTTAATTGGG